GTTCTCCGCTCCCGCCCGAAGGCGGAAGTGTCACTTCGTCACCGGAAATCGAAGGGGCAGCACGCCCTATCTCTTTGAGGTAGGCACGGAAGATCTCGAGAGCAGTCACAGCGTTGAACGACTGAGCCGCGGACGTGAGAACCTGGTGTCGCGTGAACGACGTGGTTCCGAACGGCGCGGACAGCCACTTGATGAACGCGGGGTCCACGTTGACGGCCCGCCAGTTGGGGAGGCCATCATCGAGCTGCGCGTAGAACGCAACAGCCGCTGGCTGGTGAGCGAGCTTCGTGGGAGCAGGCGACGCAGCAGTCGACACCTTCTTGATCACGTTGATCAGGTCGGCGCCGTAGCGGTCGATCTCCTCCTGCGTCAGCTCCTCGAGCTTGACCTCCGGCTCGCCGCCGGAGTTAGCAGCGCCATCGCCCGACTGAGCCGAACGAGCGCCCTGGGGCGCCCGCGAGAGTTCGTCGATGCGCTGGAGCGCCGCGCCAAGCTGACGCTTGATGTCCGAGAGCTCCTCGTGGAGCGCCGGGACTTCGGCGTCGTACTTGCCCTTGAGGACCTTGTAACGCTGTTCCCAGGAACCTTCGTTGGGTGTTCCGGCGTTGGCCGGAGCCGACGGAGCAATGCCTCCGGGCGTGTCCGTGTTCGCGGGCGCCGCAGAGTCCTTGCCAGCGATCAGAGCCGCAGCTCGTTCGCCTTGTTTCCTTACTGCTGATGGAAGTGCCATATCTACCTCGCGAGCCCGTTAGGGTCTTCGCATTTGGAACGACGAGTCCCGAGGGTGTTCGTCGTGGTGCCACAGTTCACCGTGGCCGTGTTCATTCGCCGTCTTCCGACTTCCCCATGAACTCGAGCAGGGTTTGGATCTCCTGCGCTCGTCCTTGGGTCTGGCGGAGCAGCCAGTTTTGCTCTCCGATCTTGGTCGCCGCCGCGCGGTGCGCGCGCAGGCGCTTACGCAAGAACTCGACCACGGTCGGATCGATGTTCTTGAGCGCGCGGCGTTCTTGTTCTGTGGTGGAGCTCACGCCTGCTTCCTGTTAGGGAACACGTTGGCGTCCTGCCCAGAGACCCGGTCCCCCGCCTCGTTGACGGCGGTAGGTGCGGGCGGTGGCGCGTGTCCGACGGCCGGCGAGCCAGGTGCTCCGGCGCCGGCCGGCGCCCCACCCATCATGGATGCCGCGACCCTTCGGAGCAAGAGCTGGCGCGCCCGTTCTGGGTCCGGGACCAGGCGGTCGACCGGGAGGTCGAGCCCCTTGGCGCTCTCGCGAAGCAGGGTGGCCCGGCCCTCCGGCCCCATGATGGCGAGGTCGGTCGGGTTGTTGGTTGCGCCCAGGAACTCCTGGCGGCGGATCTGGAGCTGCTCCTTGGCGAGCAGGGCCTCCGAGCCGCGCGCACGGACCTCGAGGTCGCCCTTGATCGACTGGTCTGGGTCGCGGGCCATGTTGAACTGGTACATGCGCTCGGCGGCCGGGGCCAGCAGGCCATCGTCGATGTTCTTGATCACCTGCTTGATGCCCTTGGCCGCCGAGGACATGAGCATGGACAGGCCGGACGCCGTGCGCCCGCCACCACCCACTGAGGCGTTGCCGTGGACGTAGGCCGGGATGCCGGTCTGGTCCTCGGCTTGCTTCGAGAAGAACTCGAAGATACCCATCATCTCCGCGGCGACCAGCGGGACATTGTGGAACTGGATGGCGCGATGGCCGCCGCCGGTGGGGTCGGACTTGGTCTGCCACATGCGCCAGGGGTACATCGACTCGACATCCTCGCCCTCGGCGAGACGGTCCTCGAAGATCTCGACCTGGGGGCCGGAGGCGATGCCCATGTTGTTGACGATGGCGCGCGCCGCGGCGTTACAGAGGGTCTGGGAGTCGCGCATCTTGCGCGGCGGGCACTTGCCCCAGAACGAGCCCGGCACCTTCTCGAACGACGCGGTGTAGATCGGCCGACGACCGAGCGGGTCGCGGTTGAGGACCAGGCGCACGACGTACTTCCCGATCCACCACGCCTCGATCTCGTACTCGGCCTCCATGTCGGTGACGAGACGCGGGTCCATGCCCTGCTCGCGGAGCAGCTTGCCCTGGACCGAGCCCCAGAAGCGCAGGACTTCGATCGTCCGGTCCGGGCTCTCGCGCTCCAGGTTGCGGTCTTCCGCGTCGGCGCGGGTCTGGCTGTCCCACAGCCAGTCCTTGAGGCCGTTCATCCCGAGTTCGAGCAGTACCGCGTCGATCGCCTGCGGATTGAACCCCGGGACGTTCTTGTACTTGAGGAGCTGCGAGCGGCGCATGTCCTGGCGGATGAACAGGTGGCCGTCGTTGATGCCGCGCGAATCAGCCGCCGGGTAGACATCGAACGGGGAAATGCGGTACCAGTTCGGCTTCACCTTCTGGACGATCTTCGGCATCCACTTCCCGGTCTCGTTCGACCAATCGAGCTCCGTGACCTGGTGGAGCTCGGGACCGACGATGAAGGCGTTGTCGAACGTGACGAGGTCGTCGAGGGCGTCCTCGAGGGCCTGGTAGTACCCGCCCTCGACGAACTGGTCCTCGATCTTCTGCTCCATTTTCTGCCCACGCCGGCGGGCCTCCTCGACCAGCTCGAGCTTGACCGCGTCCTCCAGCATGTCGGCCGCGGCGTAGAGGTCTTCGGGGCCGAGCGGGGCGCCCTGTTGGGACATCAGCACGAACTCCGCGGTCACGCGCTGGCGCATCGCGATCTCGATGTCGAGCGGGAGGTTGGGGACCGGCGTCGGCACCACGCTCCACGGCCTTTCGCCGGGCTGGAACAGCACGTCACGAATCCACGACAGCGCGGCCGTACATTTCGTGTCCGTGATCAGCATGAAGACTTCGCTGCCGCCTTGCTGCTTGATGGCCTGGAGCTTGTCTGGGTCGTATTCTCCGCGGCGCTGACGCAGGGACTCATGGAGCCTGGTCTGGATCGGCTGCTTCGCGCGGCGCGCCGACTCCCACGCCCTCCGCAGCCACGCAGCGAGGTTCTGGATCTCGGGCGCGTTCTGCGCTTCTTGTGCGGCGCGCGAGATCTCCTGGGCGCGCTCGATGTCGGCGCGTGACGCAACCTTGACGAGACCGAACTTCCCGGCTTGCTTGCCGAAGGGGACGTCGGTTGGGATGGCTTCGAGCGTCATTGGTTAGTCCTCAAGTCCAGCCAGATGCGCGCGCCGCTCGCACCGGACGACGTTTGGCGTGAGAGAGCACCTTCCGTGGCGCGTTGACCTCCAGGCAGATGTACTGGAGCGCGTCCTGGGGGTGCGAGTACTCGTTCTTCACGGGTTCGTCGCGGTAGCGGATGTCGTTCATGCCGCCGGCGACCTGGATTCGGGCGCGTTTGTAGCCGCCGTTGAATCCCTTGCGAAGGATCTTACAGGTCGGTGAGAGAAGCAGGCCGGGCTGTCCATCGTTGAGTCGCGTCAGCGGCTCCGCCACGGCCTCACGTCGCGTCAGGAAGTCGTTGGTTCGCGCAGGCGAAGCGGCGAGTCCGGCGGCGTACAGTTCCTTGTAGCACGTCGCTTCCTGGTCATTCTGGGCGCCTTCGCGTCCCGCTGGGTCGCCCCAAGCGCGGACCGCCATGCCGCCGTACTTGTTCGCGATGAACGGCTTCACTACGTCGCGCGCGAACTGCTTGATGCCCATGTTTTCGGAGCACAACTCGTCGAGCACGCGGATCTGGCCGGTCGGCGTGAGCTGCGCGAACACGACGGCAGGTGTGAGGCCGAAGTCCCACCCGAGGAGCAGCGGCAATCCGCGCATCGGCTCGATGATGGTCTTCGACAGATGGAACTCCTCGCGCCATTCGGGGTACACCGGCCGCCCATCGTGGATGGTGCCGTACTGCCCCATGACGAAGACTTTGATCCACTCGCGGGTCTTGCCGGGGAGCTGCTGGTACCAGTAGGCGTAGCCGCCTTCGATGTTCTCGATGTTCTCGGCTTCGGGGTTCGGAATGTACTCGTCGGCGCGCGACGGATGCGGGAGCAGCGCCGGCGGGATGCGGAAGAAGCTGAACTTGACCTCGGAGCCGTCGGGCAGCGTCGTCTGCGGCTGCTCCTCCTCCGCCAGGTGGTAGTACCAATGGTCGTCGTCGGGCGGGTTGGTGTCGAGCCAGACCCCGCGCCAGGTGGGGCCGCCCATGCGCTTCGACGGGAAACGACCGACGCGCGACGTGCCCATCTCGAGCACGGACTTGTCCATCTCGCTCGCTTCGTTCATCCAGAGGCCGGTGAGCTCGAGCGACTTGAGCTTCTTCACGTCCTGTGGGCGATCGAGCGCGAGAAACAAGACCTCCATGTCGAGCGTTGTGCCGTCTTCGAGCGGCATGACCAGGCGCGCCGTGATCGGGACGTCCCACTTGATCGGCGCGATGTGGTGCGGGAACCAGTCCTGGAACGTCTTGATCGTCGTCGACTTGAGCTCGGGGTAGGTGTTGCGGACCGCGGCGAACCGCGTGCGCCGCACGCCTTGGTAGGGGCGCTGCCCGATCGCGCGCATGAACATCTCCATCACCGCCGACACGGACTTGCCCGTGCCGACCGGACCCATCAGGCCGCGCACGAAGTCGTCGCATTGATGGAAACGCTCCGCCGTCCGCCCCGGACGGTACTCCAGGACGTCAGGCTCGATGCGCTCGACTTCGGCCTCGGCTCTCACGGCTTCGCGGTCTTGGCGTAGGCGGCGAGCTTCTTCTTGTCGCTCGGCGACGCCTTCGACATCGGGGACGGGCCGCCGCTCTGGTCGTCGAGCTTGAGCTTCTGCGCGAGCGCCGCGCAATCGGCGTCGGTGTCGCACAGCGCGTGAGGGCCGCCCGGCTTGCTCGATGGATAGAAACGCCCGTCGTTGACGAACTTCCCTCGCGAGCTCTTGCTTGGAGTCTTCGCCATCGCGCTCTCCTTACATCTTCGTCTTGAGACGGCTGACGTGCGAGCGGGTGTTGTGACCGACGAGCGACTTGGACTTGTGTGCCAGCGGCGCAACCTTCTTCTTCTCGCCCATCGGGGCCATGTCCTTCTTGGAGCCGAAGGTGGTGCCGGTGATCTTCTTGCTGGAGTGCTTCATCTCTCGTTCCTCGTTGTTGTGGTAGCGGGGGACGGGATCGAACCGTCTACCTATCGGTTATGAGCCGATCGCTCTGCCGGTGAGCCACACCCGCTGTTACTGTTCCTGGACGTCGATGATGAGAGTCTGGTCGAGGGTCTGGCCGCCAGAGGTCGTGACCCGGTTGACCAAAGTGTACTGCGTTCCGGAGCTTCCGCTAGAGAGCACGATGTTCACCAGCCCCGCAGCCGAGTAGCCGTCGGAATCCTTCACGATTCCCCCAGGCACGGTCCACGACGACCCGGTCAGGGTCTCGCCGACCTGGGTCATGTACTTCCGCCAGTCCACGAAGAACCGCTGGACCGCGTTGGGGTCTTTGATCTTGGTCTGGGCACCCATCGGGGCCTCCTAGTTCTTCTTCACGACGATAGTATCGTCGAGCGGTGCCGAGGTCGTCTGCCCCTCTCCCCAGCGCACTACGACTGTATCGTCAGGCCGCGGGACGACGATGCTGTCGTCGAAGGTCAGATCGTATCCGTCGAGCGGGAGGTCGATCTCGAGCAGGCCGATGGCTTCATTACTGGAGACCCCGTTCGCCAGAATCACCAGGACCAGGCGCGTCGTTCCGAACGATTCGCCGCCGGCGATGGCGATCGGAGCGACCGAGAACGAGACCTTGTGGCTTCCGAACGATTCGCCGCCGGCGATACTGGTCATCGCGAGTCGTTGATTGAGCTTGGCCGCGCCGAGTAGTTCTCCCGACTCGATGCCGGCAGCGATGAGTTGCTGAACCAAGACGACGGCCGTGGTGCCGAACGCTTCCGCGCCGGCAATACCGCTGACCGTGATGGTCCTGGACAGCAGGGGGGTGCCGAACGCTTCCGCGCCGGCAATACCGCTGACCGTGACCCTCAAGTTGAGCTTGGCGGTACCGAAGACTTCCTCTCCGGCGATAGCCCCGGCTGACTGGACGGCCTGGACGAGATTGACGATCGCGGTGCCAAAGGCTTCGAGAGAGGCGATGCCGCTCGGGAACACGCGCAGGTTGAGCTTGGCGGTGCCATAAGCCTCGCCGGACGCGATTGCCGACGGAGTGACACGAAGGTTCAGCTTCGGCGAGCCGAACGCCTCCAGGCTCGCGATTGCCGAAGCCAGCAGACGCAGGTTGAGCTTGGTGGTGCCTGAGGCATAGGCGCTGTCGATCGCGGCCATCAGCAGACGGAGGTTGAGGGTCGCTGTGCCGAACGCCTCGAGAGAGGCGATTGCGCTCGG